CAGCCAGGTGCCTGGCTGCAGCGGCGACTCATCGGCCTGGGCGGTGCCGGCCAGCAGGCCGGCCGTATCGACAAGGTAGACCGTCTTGGTGGCCATGGTCAGTACTTGATGCAGGCCAGCAGGGCGACGTTCTTCGGGCGTGTTTCATTGCCGCCGCTCGCGCCGGTGGTGAAGTCGTGCGCGTGCCGGCCATCGGTGGACGTCTGCCAGGCGAAGTTGTCGTAGTCGATGCCACCGCTGGAACCTGCATTGCGGCCACCGGGGCGGTGTTCGCTCATGCCGTAGGGCGCAGCTGCGATGTGCTTGTTGCCCTCACCGAACGACGAGTCATGCGCATGATCGCCGGCATCGGCGGTACGGCCGCTGTGGGTGTGCGCAGCCAGCTGGTCGCCCTGGTTGCTGCCGAGCGATCGGCCCGCATCGTTGCCGCGTCCGTCATCCCAGAAGCGGGGGAACAGGCCCCGCAGATCCGGCAGGAAGAAGCTGCCGGCGGACGGCGCCTGGCCAGCCGGCGTGTACAGGTCACCCACCGCCGCGTAGAGGGCAGGGTAGGCATCCTTGGCCACCTGGGCACCGTTGGCCTTGAGCCAGCCGGTGGGCGCGTTGCTTCCGGCGAACGTGCCGATCATGCCGGCAGGCGCCATCTGCCGGGCTTCGTCGCGGCTAAGTACGCCGAGGTTGCGCCGGGCCTCGGCCTTATCTGGCACGTCGGAAAGGTTGGCGCTTCGTTCAAGTGGATTGCCAATGGCGCCTGCAGGTTCGTTCTGCGCAGCGATCAGCCGCGCACCAGGGTATTCCTGCCCGAGCAGGACGCGCGTGTGATCCTCCGCATCCGGCATCCATTCGTCATCCGCCGTGCCGCGAGAGATGCGCACCCCGTCGATGTAGACGGCAAGTCCAAGCGTGGTCGTGACAAGCAGATCCACTTCCCTCTGGCCAGCAGCAAGGGTCTGCCGTTCCTCGATTGAGTTGACCAGGACGTTTACTTCGCCCTCGTCCTCCCAGCGAAAATCGCCGTCGTTGTTGCTCTTCTTGGCCAACCGCTGCCCCGTTGTGCCACCGGGGATTACCTGCGCTGCCGTCACCGTGTTCAGCACCCATGCCCGAGAGGCTACAGCCGTGTTCGGATCCATGACGATCTGGACGTTTCCGGCATTGGCAACTGCGAAGGCCACGCGATAGATCCCATCACCAATCGCGCCCTCGGTCGCCAGCGGCTGGTAGTTGTCCGGGGTGTTGGCAACGGCGAACGTCTCATTGTCGCCATCGATCAGCGAGATCTCGCGGATAACGAATCCGCCGACTTCGGCTGGCACGACGCCCTCAGCGTACAGAAGGAGCGGATTCTCGGGGTCTTGGTACACGCGGTTGACCAGCGTGCGATAGCGCTCGCGGATCAGCTCCTGTGGTGATTCGTCAGGATCTACTGGATTGCCACCGCCGTCGCCGAAGGCCATATGCAGAATGCCCACGGGGGCACCGCCGAGCCTGGCAGCATTGAGCTTCCGAAGCCCGGATTGGGTGTGCAGGGTGCGATAGGTCGCCATATTCCAACCCTCAGATAGTCACGCCGCCGGCGGCCAGTGAAGCCTTGGCGCTGGCATAGAGGTCGTCCATCGCCTGCTGAGAAAGAACCGCGTTCCAGTGGGCGGAAAGGGCCATCTCAGTTTCCCCGCCGAAGAGCGACGACATTCCGGAGAAGCCGAACACGCGGAAGGAACTGTTGGGCTTGGCCACCTCAGTGAACGTTCCGCTCACCAACGTGCCAGTCCGCGGCCGGTAGAGCTTGATTTCACCAACGGGGGCATCGGCCGTTCCCGATACATGGCGCTTGAATGAGCAGAACGCCATTTCCCAGCGCTCGCCGCCATCGAACGGAATCTGCAACGGTGCCTCGGGCGAGTTTCCGAAGCGAGCGCGGATCAGCGCGGAGTTGCTGGACGTGTAGATCCCGAAGAGATTCTCTACCGCCGAGCCGTTGGAGACGCCGCACAGCCCCTTGTGGCTCTTCTGATCCTGCTTGAAAACCACGCAGCAGGTGAGTTCATCGAGCGGGAAGGTCACGCCGGCTGCAATGGCCTGCGCAGAGGTGACCTTCACCGACCTGTCGGTATACGAGATGGTTCCGTTGCTACCTTGGGTCAGGGCAGGCCACACGCCAGCCTTGGGCGCTGCGGATCGCGCGGCACTGATCTTCATCCGGTAGGCACCGAGCAAACGATCAAGAGGCCAGGCAATGCTTGGCTCAAGGTCCAGCACCAGGGAGTCGGAGAAGACGGCGCCTGCGCCGAACTTGCGGATAATGGTTGGCATATTTAGAAGATCCTGTATTTGCAGGCGAGAGAAAGAGCGGGCTTTGCTTCCAAGTGGTAGGCGCCGTCATTGACGGTAGTGACAACGTCACCCTCTCGGTACACGCCCTCAATGGCTTCGGACCCAACCAGGCGCAGTGTTCGCTTCAACGCCAGCGTGTCCGCGTCGTGGACTTGAAGCGTGCCAGCCGAGCCATTTGCACCCAGGGTTACCATCAGCTCATTGGCGGGGGCATAGAACGAGATGTGATCCGCGCTCGCTGGGATTCCCGGCTTCTGCCAGATGACATTGCCGGTCTCGCAGTCGATCAGGGAGGTCATCCCTTCGCCTTCATGCGCGGTGTAAATGGCGTCCAGTGTGGGGTGGTACGCGAGTGCATTGGGGGTATGTGTGACGTAAATCTCCCCCGGCATCTTTTCGCCATTCATGGAGATTCGGCGAATGCACTGATTGGACTTGTCCACAAAATAGATCGTGTTATCACGATGTCTGATCGCAACACCTTGAATTGATCCGATGCCCGGGAACATTGCATCAGTACAGGGGAGTTCCCGCACGATGCGCCGCATGTCCGGACTTACGATGACGATGCTCGGCGTATTCTTGGCATTGCCCACCCGTGCAAGGCCGTGATTGCCGATGGGCCAGCAGTAAGCGAGTGACCCGCTGGCAAATCGGTCCAGCCCAGTGCAGGTAAAGCCACCGTTCGGGTTCTCTGCCAGGGCGCCATTGGGCAGTGAGATCATTTCCAGAAGCTGGGCACCTTGCTGATCGGCGCTCGGTGCAGTCCAGGTGCTGCCATCGCGCCACACGATGCGGCCAACGCGCATCCAGTCATCCACCTCGACAATGAGCGCGTGTTCCAGCTGGCCGGTGAGGTTTGCCGCGTATTCCTCATACACGCCGTGCATCGAGAAGCGTCCAGAGACGTCGGCACTGTTGTCGCCCACTCGCGTCACGTTGAATCCGCCGACCTTGGTGCGGATGAACTCCCTGCCACCGTCGGGGTGGACGCCGTAGGAAACCCTTCCCTCGGAGTCCACATCGCATTCCAGGTAGCCGCCTGCGACGTTGCCTGGAAACACCTCGCCTGCCACCGTGGCGACTTCTGCGCGGCTTGCCTTCGTGGAGATGACGTCCGCTCGGGCGTAGCGCCAACCGAGCGAATTCTCAATGTAGCCGCCGTTGTTGGGAACGACCTGCTGTGTCACCGGGTCAACGTGGCTTCCGTCATCGCCGATGACTTCCGCGCCTCGCATTCCATCGGCAGTGGTTGGAACCTGCGCCAACTCAGACCACAGCAGCTTCACGATGCGGTCGGCGGCCTGGCCATCCTCCAAAGCCTTGAGGCGCTCTGGAACATCAGTGATTCCACCGAGTGCGCCGGCGAAGGTCGGCAGCGGACCGCCATCTGTGGGGATGGTTTCATGGGCGGCCCCATGCACCAGGCGGTGGGCGATGTCGGTGTCTTTGCTGAACTGATCGACCTTGTTGATCAGGGTCATGATGCGTCCTTGATGTTGGATGGCAGTGTCGTGTGCAGGAGAAGGTGCAACGCATCTACGGCCGACTCGGCGGTTTCTTCCCCTTCCTCGATCCCGACCAGGAGAATGGAAATGTCATCGAATCGCGCGGGGAGGTTGCGCTCCACACCGCTCGCCGTGACAGCTGCCGCCTTCGGGTTCGCGTAGCTCGTAAGCCCGGGAACCAGTTCGGTCATGTGCGACCGCAGGTTCTTGTTGTCTTCAATGGCCTGCAGCAGACGCTGCAGATCGCCCGGCATGAACGGCGTGGCGATGGAGTTGACCAGGGCGCGGAATGTGTACGGCTCCCCCATCGGGGTGCGCTGGTGCCATTCCTCAATCTCTACTGCCACGCCAATGGCATCGATGGCGTCCATCAGAGCGCCTACGGTGCCCTTGCGCCGATGGATCTTGATGGACTGCTGAACCGTGCGCCGACGCACGTACACCGGCCAATCCGGCCCCCACGTGTCCACGCTGAACGACCAGGCGAGCCACGGCAGCATGGCCTCGGGCGCGCGCATGGGGTCCAGCGCGCTATTGAAGGGCGCCGGAACGTCCGACACACGGGCCATGGTCTTGGCGACCGCCACCTCCTGCGGGGTGGCGTTCGGGGGCAGCAGGCTAGACATTGCCCACCGTGCGATGGGTGATGCGGATACCGGTGCATCGGCTGGCCTCGCCCACGCCCACCGCGATGTTCTGCGCAGGGCTGATCAGGGTCACGTCGACCACGCCTTCCTGATGCAGCGCACGGTCCAATGCCGAGCGGCTGACCATGGCTGCCATCCGCGAGTTCTTCTCGGCGTAGGCGGCCGCTTCATCCTGGGCAGCCTGCAGCACAACGGCCGGATCCGGGCCGGGGTAGATGTCCAGCACGGCCTCGATCTCGTACTCGATGATCGACGCGCTCAGGACGGTGACAAAGTCGGTGAGCGGGCGAACGTCGACGTGGTTGACCGCCGTGGCCACATTGGCCAGCAGGTCGCCCGGCGCGGTGCCATCGCCTTCACGGGAGAGGACGTAGACCGACACGTGGCCCGGCTGCGGGCTGTCGGCGGAGGCGTCCAGCACACGGGCGTCGGCGGCGAGGGCGTGGAAGATGTAGGCACCGGCAGGGCCAGCGACAGAGAATCCCTCCGGCGCCATCTGGATCCGGCGGCGCAGTTCCTCATCGGACTCCATCACTGCCGACGTTCCCAGGGCGGGGTTGGCTTCGGTCACCACGCGGCGCTCGACGCCGTAGAACGCACCCAGTTGGTCGAGCATGGAATCCTCTGCGTATGCCAGCAGGACGGACTTGATTCCCTCGTTCACGCGCTGGCGCAGCAGCATTTCGCGGTAGGCGCCTACCTGAGCCAGCTTGTAGACCGGGTCAGACTCGACCACCGCGCTGTAGCTCGGATCCTGGGCGCGGTACATGTCCAACCACAGGCCGAGCAGAACCTCGTAGTCGATGACTTCGACCGCGCTCGGTGCGGGCAGGCGGGACAGGTCGACGGCGGAGAAAGTTGTCATGCCGTCATGGTCGCCAGCCCCACGCGCGCGCGACAGAAGCTGGCGCTGTACCGGTGTGCGCTACAACCCGGCCAGGTGATTGAGCAGGGTGTCGACCACCCGCTGCCTGTCGCCATCGGAGAAACCCAGCAGCTCGCGGCGCTCGTAGCGCACGCGCGGCCCGCCGCGTCGCACCTGGTCGACCAGGCCTTCCTGATGGACGCGGGCAATGGCAGCGGCGCGGCGGATGAAGAACACCGAGGCTTCGCTGGCGTTGCCGCGTGCCTTGAGGTGCTTGGACTGTCGGAGCCGGGCAAACATCTTGCGTCGGCGGATCCGCCCGCCCTTCTGCCGCTTCTGGTTCTTGCGGCGGGCGTACTGGCTGCCGTCCGGGGCGCGCTGCTGCCCGATACGCTCACTCTGGGCGCGCTGCAGATCCTGCGCGATGCGGCGGGCGAGTCGAGGCCGGCCTGCTGGGTCAAAG